AACAGCATCAAAGCTGGTGGTAAAGGAGGTGCGCCGGGGCAATGGAGTGCTCGTAAGGCGCAGATGCTCGCCATGAAGTACAAACAAAGAGGTGGGGGGTACCGTGATTGAACGTTGGTATTTTGTTAGTGACGGTATGTTGTGGAAACACGTTGAAAATGATGGCCCCGCGTATTTGCGTAAACCGCTTATAATGGATATAGTTTTGTGTTCTGTAGAAGAAGCAAAAAATAAATATCCGGTTGAATTAGCTCAAGCTTTGCGTAAACACAAATGAAAGCCCCGCAACAAAGTCTGAAAAATTGGACTGACCAGAAATGGAGGACTCGCAGTGGTAAACCAAGTACTCAAGGACCTAAAGCAACGGGTGAAAGATATCTGCCGGAGGCTGCGATCAAAAGTCTTTCCTCGTCGGAATACGCAGCTACAACTCGAGCCAAACGAGCCGGTAAAGCAGCAGGTAAACAGTTTGTAAAACAACCTAAAAATATTGCGGCTAAGACAGCGAGGTTTCGATGAGCACTAGTGGCTCAACCGACTTTAATCTTGAATTTACTGACATTGCCGAAGAAGCTTTTGAACGGGCAGGTCGAGAGATGCGTTCGGGTTATGACTTGCGCACAGCTCGCCGGTCCATGAATTTGATGACCATTGAATGGGCCAATCGTGGTATCAACATGTGGACTATTGAGCAAGGTACTGAAAACCTTGAGCAAGGCACAGCTACTTACGATCTACCCCTTGACACTATTGACTTGCTTGAGCATGTCATTCGTACGGGTGCGGGGAACTCTTCCACTCAAGCTGATCTTACCCTTACTCGGATCAGTGTCTCAACTTACGCAACCATCCCTAACAAACTTACGCAGGCAAGACCTATCCAGATTTTCATCAGCCGCAACTCTGGAGCAACGTATCCTGCTACAAGCGCCTACTCTCCTTCGGCAACGGCGTATCCTCAATTTACTGTATGGCCTGTCCCTGACCAAGGCACTTTGGCCTCCCCCTACTATCAGGTAGTTTACTGGCGGTTGCGCCGAGTACAGGACGCGGGGGAAGGAATACAGACTCCTGATATGCCGTTCAGGTTTTTACCTTGTATTACAGCAGGCTTAGCGTATCATATTGCTATGAAGATCCCTGAAGGGGTTCCTCGGCTTGAGATGCTTAAGGCAGCTTATGAGGAGCAGTGGAATCTTGCTGCGGGAGAAGATCGTGAGAAGGCTGCGGTTCGTTTTGTGCCTCGTAGGATGTATGTAGGAAGTTACAATGCCTAATCAGTTTTCTTCTGGTAAATATGCTATAGCCCAATGTGATAGGTGTAACTTTCGTTTTAAATTAAAGCAACTAAAGACTCTTGTTATTAAGACTAAAAATGTAAATATTCTTGTTTGTCCCGAGTGTTGGGAGCCTGATCAGCCGCAGCTTCAGTTAGGAATGTATCCGGTGTATGATCCTCAAGCGGTGCGAAACCCTCGGGTGGATTCTAATTCGTATCAACAAGCAGGACTTAACGGCACACGAATTGAACCTGTGAACAACGACGCAAGCATGAATGAGCTTGGTACAATTACTTTGGGTAGTCGTATTTTTCAGTGGGGGTTCAATCCTGTGGGTGGAGCCAGAGATTTTGATGCGGCGCTAACCCCTAATGATCTTGTGGCGCAAGGGCTTGTTAACAGTGTAGCTGTGACTTAGGAGTAAACATGAAAGATAGCGAACAGGATAAAAAGCTGGTGACAAAAGCGGTGCATAAGCACGAAGCTCGTCTGCACCCTGGTAAACCCAAGACTAAGTTTGCCAAAGGGGGTAAGACGAACGCCGACATGCTGTCTATGGGTCGGAATATGGCCAAGATCAAGAATCAGTTTGGGAGGGCGTGATGAAGAAAACCCCGCCCAAAGTTAAGCCTGCCCCTGCATCTAAGGCTCCTGAGCCTTCCGAAAAAGATGTGAAAAAAACAGGCATCAAGATCCGTGGCACTGGAGCTGCTACTAAAGGTCTGATGGCTAGAGGCCCAATGGCGTGAACTATACGGAATTAAAGAAAGCAATCCGAGGGTACGTTGAAAATGATTTCCCTACGATTACTTTTTCCGATTCAGCTACGACGTTTACGTCGGATGATCAGCTTGCTGTGTTTGTCAAACAGGCTGAGCAGCGTATTTATAACTCCATGCAGTTTCCATCCATTCGCAAAAACGTTACGGGGGTTACAACTGCAAACAACCAATATCTTGAGTGCCCTTCTGATTTTTTGTCTGTTTATAGTTTAGCAGTTATTAATGCAGCCGGACGATACTATTACCTACTTAACAAAGATGTTAATTTCATACGTGAGGCGTATCCCTTCCCTACTGGAGCAGGTAATACGGGCATCCCACGACACTATGCTATTTTTGGGCCTACTATTTCAGGGGCAGCGATTACCAATGAATTAACGTTTATCTTGGGTCCAACCCCCGATGCAATTTATTCAGTTGAGCTACATTACTATTATTATCCTGAGTCTATAACTACGGCAGCTACGACATGGCTTGGTGATAACTTTGATACTGTTTTGCTTTATGGTGCTTTACAAGAAGGGTACACGTTTATCAAAGCAGAACCTGATATGCTTGCTAGGATTGACACACAGTATAAAGAAGCTCTTGCTCTTGCTAAACGTCTTGCCGATGGTATGGAGCGTCAGGATTCTTATCGATCTGGACAAGCGCGTTATCCGGTGCCCTGATGGCAATCTATCAAACAATGTGTACAAGTTTTAAGGCTGAAGTAGCTCAAGCTTTGCACAACTTTACAACGGGTACAGGAAATGTTTTTAAGCTTGCTCTCTACCTCGCAACCGCCGATCTCGATGCAGAAACAACTGTTTATACAACGACGGGTGAAACCAGTGGAACCAATTACACGGCTGGAGGAATCGTTCTCACAAACATTACACCGGCAACAGCAGGAACAACAGGATACTGGTCTTTTGAAGCTGCGACGTTTACCAATGTGACGTTAAGTTGTGCAGGGGCTTTGATTTATAATTCCACTAACGCTAACCGAGCTGTTTGTGTGTTAAATTTTGGTGGTACGATCGTAAAGACAGCGCAGAATCTTATAATTACCTTCCCTGTTGCAGGGGAAACTTCATCTGTTTTGAGAATTACATGATTATGACAACTAAAGGTTTGATGGACGAGTCTTTGCTTGAAAAGCGCGAGGGAATTGTGGACAATGACAACGAGTACACGACATGGGTGGAGTACTGGCATGAAGGAGAACTTGTTCATCGTTCCGCCCATGTTACTTTGAAGCAAGCGTTAGTTTTATCCGCAGAAGCGGCATCTTTTTAGGGAGGCATCGTGGCTAACACACAGTCCATGTGTACTTCGTTTATGAACGAATTGCTTACCGGGCAACACAATTTTGGTACGGGGGTTGTACGTGCTGCAACCACAGCGGACACCTTCAAAGCTGCTTTGTATTTAGCTTCGGCGACTTACAATGCTTCAACTACAGCGTACAGCACTACAGGGGAGGTGTCAGGCACGGGGTACACCGCAGGTGGAGTAACGATTACTTCGTGGAATGCGCCTACGGGAACCAATTCTTCTGCAACTGCGGGGGTGGCCTTTACCACGCCAACAGCTTCTTTCACCTATTCAACGGTCACTCTTACCACTGCCTTTGATGCGGTGTTGATCTACAATTCAACGCAGAGCAACAAAGCAGTAAGTGTGCACACTTTTGGTTCGCAGACTATTACGGCGGGTACGTTTACGTTGACGATGCCCTCTAACACAACCAGCACTGCGCTGTTACGCTTGGCCACCACGTGAGTTTTATGTGGCCAATGGTACATGGAGTGATGGCACCTGGGGTAGCAACACTTGGGGTGGGACGAATCAGGATTACGCGCTTACAGGTACATCAGCGACAGGTTCAGTCAATTCAATCTCGAGCACAACCTCAAAAGATCTTACAGGTGTATCGGGATTAGGTTCAGTTGATTTTGTTGTTAGTAGTCAAGGTCTCACGGGTTTATTCTCTACAGCTTCACTTGGTTTACTCACTGGAACAACTTCCAAAGATCTTACAAGCGTATCGGCTACAGGTTTAGTTGATTCAGTAGTTGGGGTTGTTTCTAAGTCTCTTACAGATGTATTGGGTGCGGGTGCAGTTGGTTCTGTTGTCGGTGGCCAAGCTCTCATAGGTGTACCTGCCACAGGTTCTATTGGTTCTGTTGTCAGTGCCCAGGTTCTCATAGGTGTACCTGCCGCAGGTTTAGTTGATAATGTTGTGTACACCCCTGCTGTTACGGGTGTGTTGGCTACAGTTTCTGTTGGATCGGTTGTTGGTGGTCAGGCACTTAGTGGGGTTTCAAATTTAGGGGCCGCAGGAAATTTAACTAACAACGTTTCTGTTTTACTTGTAACTGATGAAGCCATAGGATTAGTTGGGGGTTTAGGGGTGCATTATTGGAGTCTTATTGACGACACTCAAACTGCAGGTTGGGGTCTTGTAAATGATGCTCAAACTGCGGGTTGGGGTCTTGTCAATGATGCCCAAACCGCAAATTGGACGCTTATTGATTCTTGAGGTAGATTATGACAATCAATAGGACAACGCTTCTTGATTTCCCCCTTCCTGTAACAGGGACGGAATCCGGTGCATGGGGTGATGTAACCAATAACGGGCTCTCGCAGTACCTTGATATTGCTATTGCGGGAGCGTTAAGTATCACGGGTAGTGTGACACTTACTACGACAGAAGGAGACGCTTCTGCAACAAATATTGGTTCAACCACGGCTCAGTATCGAACGCTTATGGTCCCTGCGTCTGGACCTAGTGCAAATATCGTTATCACCGCTCCTTCTTCAAATCGCACGTATCATGTGGTCAATCTTAATGCGACCCATACGGTACAGATCCGTGCAGGTGCGCTAAGTGGCGTAACTCTTGCCGCCAATCAATCCGCAACCGTTACTTATGATTCTGTTGCCGCTGACTATGTTCTTGTAGGGACAATTGGCCCAACCGTGCCTGTGGCACGGGGCGGCACAGGTTTAACTTCCGGCACCTCGGGTGGGGTGTTGGCATTTACCGGGGCTGGGACACTTGCCTCATCAGGAGCCCTTACAGCGAACGCCTTGGTGATTGGTGGTGGCGCGGGTGCTGCACCGAGCACCACGACCACGGGCACTGGGGTGTTGACCGCTTTGGGTGTTAATACAGGATCTGCTGGTTCTTTCGTGGTCAATGGTAGCGCCGCAAGCTTTACCACCGCAACGCTGTCAAGCAATTTGACCCTCAACGGCGGCACAGCCAACGGCGTGCTGTTTCTCAATGCCAGCAAAGTGGCGACGAGCGGATCGGCGTTGACCTTTGATGGGACGAACTTCACTGGCCCGAGATTGGTTGCAAGTTCAACGGATGCGACTGGCTCGGTCATTCAGGTGGACACATCTGCCACAGCATATGGACAAATGGGCGGCTCTAACTCTATGGGTTGGAAAGCTGGCTCACAACATATTTGGAACATCACTGCTGGCGAACAAATGCGCCTGACCTCCACAGGTCTGGGCATTGGGACGAGTTCGCCAGTTGGAAAATTATCTATTGATCCAGGGAGTTCTTCTGGAACTCAAATAGACGGAGTTCATTTAACCAAACAACTAAATAATCAAGCGAATTTTGTTGCTTGGCAACAAGGGACAATTGGGTATAGAGTTGGAATTCCATTTGGTGACGCTACCTTTCCATTATGTTTTTTTTATGGTACTTCTACCCCAACCGCATCTTCTCCCGGCTCCGAACGCGCCCGCATCTCCTCCGACGGCACCTTCCGTGTCGCAGGCGCAGGCACTGCTGGATCAACCGATGCTGTGCAGTTCAGCGGGAGTGCACCGGCGAGTTCGATGAGTTTGGATTCTAGTGGGCGGCTTGCAATAGGAATCACAAGCGCC